TTTAATTAAGATTTATAGTAAATAATTCTAATCGGTTTAAATATTGTAATTCTAATTTAGTAAAACATTCATAGTCAATAAATCCTTTAATAAATAATTCACATTGAATATCGTATGTTTTTTGTAATAAATTGTAATTCATATCTAAAAGTGTAAAGTAAAGTGTAAAGCAAGTGTAAAGCAACTTTACACTAGTTTTTCAATGTTTATAAGGCTTCGCAAAGGAAAGTGTAAACTTTTTGCTTTACACTGTAAAAAAATATATTTTTTCATATTTAATTTTTTATTTATTTTATCTAGTGTAAAGCGTTTACTTTACACTTTTACTTGTTAACCCTTTATTTTATTGACTTTTTAGTGTAAACTTGCTTTACACTTTTGTAAAGTTACTTTACACTTTCAAACTCTTTTATCCAATTAGAAATAGTTACCCTTGAAACTCCTAATATCTCTGCTGTTTCTGTTTTATTAAACTTTTTATTTAGCTTCCATATTTCAAATAATTTTTGTTTCTCATTCTTACCTTTATGAGTTGTAATCGTGCTTTTTATCTTAGAAACCTCAACACTATTAACTTTAATCTTCTTAGCAGTAGCAATAAAATACTTACTTAGTTTTTCGGCTTTTAATACACTTTCTTTTGATATAAGCAAACTATTCCCACCCTCACTAAAAAAGTCGTTAAAAACATGTATTAAACAAGCGAAGCGAGGAATATAACTCTTTTGCTTTGGAAACATCGACTTTAAATATTCGTTTTCCTCTTCATTGTTTTGAATATCAGTCATTTCATTAAAAATACGCATCCATTCAATTTTAGCCTCGTCTGAAAATTTAGCGGTTAATGAAATAATATCGCCATCTTCATCTCTTTTGATAATGCTTTTAATCGTATCGTAAAATGAAATTACTATTTCCTTGTACCATTTTAAAATATCGTCGCTTATTTCATTTTCGTTGTACTTATCAATAGATAAGTCAGGATAACAAAGAAGCATCCTATCCATAAATCCGTTGTCTTTATTTTCTTCTGTGTAGAAAGTATTAAAAATATTCGGCTGTATACCACCAAGAACAGGAATAAAAGGCTTTTCAACAAATGAGCCTTTACGAGTTAAACGGTTTAAGTTTACTGATTTGCCACTCCAAGTAGAAAGCCAAAATTCCAAGTCAGAACCCTCTCTATATTTATTCATGTCTTTTAACCAGCCAGCAAGTTCGTCTTTGAAAACTCCGACTGCATTATCTGATTCTTGATGCAAATCTACAAGTGCCTCTAAAGTAATATCGTTAGCTATAAATTGCGTTTTAATAGGTTTGAACACTTCGCTATGTTCGTCTTTCTCTTTTTTAGATAAAGCATTGTAATATTCGTATTTTTCATTCTCTTTAATAAAAGTCTTAATTTCTTTAGCGTTTATTTTTATTAAAGGAAATATGATATTTGAAATGCTTGGAGTTTTACCAAGTCCAGCTTTACCAACAACAGAAATCCAAAGAGATAAATTTTCAATCCAACCTTTCTTAACTTCCATTTCAATAGAATTTCCAATACAAACCGATATTAACCAAAGTAAAGAGCAACCCATATACTCAATAGAACTATCTAATTTGACATTGCATTCTAATAAATACGTTTGAATATCTTTAGGAAATACATCAATCGGGAATACTAAATCTTTTATATTAATTTTAACCTGTTCAGCAATGTAAATAGATTCTTTTAGCTCTTTAATTTTAGACTTTAACCGTGATCCAAAACCTTTTTGATATAAGTCTTTAGCGGTTTCTGAAAAATCTCCGTTATGATTTTTCCAAGCGTAAGCGATAAATGGCGTGATTTGTTTTTCGTGTGGGTATATTGTGCCTGTAGAAAACAAGTACATCCTATTATCTTCTTTGTAAACATACCCCGAATGAGGCGAAGACGCACCATGTCTTTTGATTATGTATTTCTTTGTTTGATTTGCGACTATTTGAAAATCAATACCAATTATATCAAAAATATCGGTCTTTTGATTGTAGTCATCCCAACAAGTTATTTCGGTTTCAAGATATTCTTTAGGTTGTTTTTTAGGCTCTAAAGGAATTTCGTCAACATAGTTGTAAGTACGTGAACAACTCCAAAGAATAAACCTATCTTCGGGTGTAATTTCTTTAATTTGATGGTAGTTTATAGATGAAAGAGTATCTTCGTAAGCTATAACCATACCACCGATTCCACGTGATTCTATTAACGCTTCGGTTTGTCCTTTGAGTTTAGCAATCTTAGTGTTACCTACTATTTCGGAACATCGATAAAGAATATGGAAGCCTTTGTTAAGTGTTTTCTTTATCACAAACTTCTTATCGAAGTCGTCAATATTGTCTTTAAGAAATCCTAAATACTCATCCCAAAACTCCTTCTGTTCTTTAAGACTAGAAAAAACTTTTAAATCTACATCAATAACCTCTAGGTTATTGTACCCTGTAACAATTCCGAATTTAGGACTTTTAAGACTTTCAACTTCTATTGGAGTTCTTGCAATGGTTTGATTTGTTTTCCACGCCCCAAGAGGTGCTTTATCTTCTTTACATGGAATAATAGAAAATCCATTTTCTGCTAGTTTTTTTAAATAATGTATTTCCATATCTTAAAAGTAAAACCTCTACTAGGGGCGGTGGAAGTCGCTTACCTAATAGAGGTTTGATAATATTGTTATGTAGCTTCCACTCTACTACTGCAAATATACAAAAATATTACTTACTATAATCTTTTACTAAATCAAAAGTATCTAAATCAGAAAAAGTTTTAATAAATTTTCGTAGTTCTTTACCGCAATTCTCAGCCATATCTATTGACGTACCAAATTCCATATTTTCTTTTTGCTGTAGGTTGTAAATTTTATCAAAAAGAGCGGTTTGGAATATTAAAACAATATCAATAAAACAGTCGTTTGAAAAGTTAGGCTTTTTATCAATGGTTTCTAATAAACCAGTTGCAATTTCTTTAAAAATAGGTTCGTATGCATTCATAATTTTTTAAATTAAACCGCCAACTACCTAAAATTAATTAAGTAGAGGCGGTTGTTAGGTTTAGAAAGGAAGATCGTCTGATTGGTCAGCAACTTGCCCAGCTGGTTGTGCAGTTGGCGTTGGTACATCGCTTAACTTTTCAACTCTCCAACCGTTTAGGCTAACAAAATATTTTCCTTGATATTCATTACCTCGAACATTTACAGATACATTTACTTCTTGACCTACTGCGTATTTGTCTAAAATACTACATTTATCTTGAACAAAATCAATAGGAATATACTGAATATATTGCTCATTTGTTGCAATTACAATCGTTCTTTTTTTAAAAGTTCCTGCACTTCCGACTACTTGTTCCTCACCGATTAGGTGTACTTTTCCTGTTACTTCCATAATGTTACTCTGTTTTAATTATTAATTCTTCTTTTGATATTTCAGTAATATTACAATCAGGATAAAGTGTTTTAAACTTTTTTTCTGCTTCAATACTATCTTTGCCTGTTGATTTCGTTTGATTTGTTCTTCCTAAATGGTCTTTGTATTTTATTTTGAATTCCATAATTTAAAACTTTAATTTATTAATACTAATTTCTATTTGTTCTTTTAAAAACTTACTTTCTCTTTGAATTACCAAAACTAATTCATGTATAGCTTTTATAACTGGTTTTGCTTCAGTTCCAATATTAACTAAGCTATTTCTATTTAATTCTTTAACGAATATCTGTTTAATGCTTTCAGGTCGATAAGCGCAAAAATACATTTTTTTAAGTTTAGAATTAACCGCAAAGGCATGAATTAATTGAGGAATAAACTCGTTAGGAATTTCATCTTTAAGACAAAGTTTTAAATGATTTTTAGCACCTAAACATTTAATCTCACATTGTATCGTTTCACATTCTGAAATACCATCTGGCGAAATTCCTAATAGTTCGTCATCGCTTTCGATAAAACCACATTCTAAAAATTCAATTCCAGAATATTTTCCTAGTTCAATCCTAGCCTGAGGCTCTAAATAAGTACCTCGTTCCATTGCATCGGATTTAAAAGTATCTTCTGCATCTTCATCAAATGGCTCGGTGTGTTCTGCTAACAATTCTAAAAGTAAAGTATCGGATTTTATAAACAACCCTTTTGCTCTAGTACCTCCAATTTTACCATGCTTTAACTCAAACCATTCGAGGCTACCTTGTTCAATATCGTATCTAAACTGCATCGCTAAACTGTTTTTTAAGTTGGTCCTTTTTAGCTAAAATTTCAGAAACGTTTTTTTCATTTGCTGTTAATAAATTCCAATTTGTAACGAGTTCATCGATATTAGTACTAGCTTCTAATTTAGCAATACATTCAGGAATATTAATAGGCTTTGCTTTAATTTCAGTCGGTTTGTTAGTTGAAATTCTAATAGCATCGTGAATTTCTCCAAAGGCTTTAATTTTCTTTGTAGTAAGTTGAATTTTTTTACCTACCATTTCCTCGATGTATTCTGTTGCGGTTACTTTTTTAAGTGCTTTTCGATTCGTAGCATTTAAAATAATAGGCTTACATTCGTTAAAATAAACAGTAATAACTTGCTGTTCATCTTGTGTTTTTTGATTAAAAACAGCCTCGTTTTTAATTTCTTTGATAGTAACAATAATATCAATTGTTTTACCGTTTTCGTCTAATAAATCCCAACCGCCTAAATAGTTAGGATTTCGCAATTTGTCAATGTGAGTTAAGCTCATAATTCTATAAATTAAAAATGCCTTTTTAATACTAACTCCAATGGTACTAGAGTTTTCTTAAAAAGGCTAATAAGTTCGTATCAAGCGAGTACCATTCGCTGTAATTGATAGGCAAATATAACTAACTACATCGAACTATCAAAATCTTTTCTCACAATCGTATCAATTTTTTTACTCATGTCATTAAAATAAGTAGTTTTCTGCAACGTATCTGAACTGCATAACTCATTATTCAACTCTTCAAATAAAGCTATTAAATCTAATTGTGCTTTTTTCATTTTTGCCGTAGTCGGTTTCAACTCGTCTAGGTTTTCTAACATCAAATGTGATAGACATACGAGTTTATGCATTAATGTGTCTTGTCTTTTGCTCATTTAAATATAGTTTTTATAAAGTTTACCAATCCATAAATCACTGTAAATATTACCCCTATTGAGATTCCGATTATTATTGAGTGGTAGATCATAATTCTTTTTTATCAAAATAATATTTAGTTACTAAAATTCCTAAAATCACAACGAATATACAGATTCCTAGTACTATTGCGGTGGGTGTGGATATGTCTTTCATGGTTCTATAATTTCAAATATCACAGGATAATCTCGTAACTCTCTTTCAAAGTCTAAATTCTTTTGACTTTCAAAGTCCTCAATTTCGGCTTTAATTCCTTTAAAAAAGTTGTTTAATTGTTCTCTATCAATAACCGATAATTCTTTATAAGAACGACCGTTTACAAGCCACTTTCCGTTTACTGTTTCAATTCTTAGTGTTGTCATAGTTTCTCTATTAAAATTGCTATTTCTTTTATTAATGTTTGTTTTGCTAAAAAGTCAACCGAACTAAAATAATACTCCTCTGGAACGTTCTGATTTGCTAATTTAAGTTCATAAAATTCACG